TCACCACTAGCACTGAATACACCATCATTTGGTTTCTGTATAACACCATTTAATACTACAATTAATTGTGCAGCTTGAGTTATACTTGCATCACTAGTTGATTCAAATAAATCATATTGATCGTTAGAACCATTAAATGTAGGACCAGTACCATTATGTGCTTGACCGTTATCTTTAACACCTAATATCTTAAACTCACCTGTAGATGTAACCTGACCCCATGAAGAGCCATCATGTACATACATCTTATTAGTAGTAGTATCGAAGTATAAGTCACCTTCATCATTATTAGATCCAGGTGCTGAACTTGCTATACGATATCTACTGTTAAAGTCATTGATATCATCAGACAACTGTTTAACATCAGATTCAGTTGCTAGTATTTTATGATAAGTATAATTATTACCTGAGCCAGTAGAGCTTACTTGCATACCTACACCAGCTGCTATAGTTTCACTATATAAGCTAGAAGGTGCTCCGCTAATAGTTACTGTTGCTGGTGATCCATCTGTGGTTCTACCTGTTGTAGATACACCACTACCATTAAATACGATACCTCCAGCATCAGCAATACTAATTACAACTCCAGAAGCTGGTTGACTAGCAGTAGCTGGAAAAGCTACTTCTGTTGCTATAAGTTTCAAGCCACCTACAGCACTAACTTGTGCTGCTACATAATCTACAACAGCTCCAGAAGTTGGTAGTTTTGTATCATCATCTGTGATGGTTGTTTCTTCACAACCTATCTCAGACATTGTAACTGCGTTATCTTTTAACTGAGTATTACCTACAGAGTCTGAAGCAAGCTCAGATGAACCTACAGCACCGTCTGCAATCTGTGCAGATCCTACAGCATTACCAGCTATATTAGCAGCTGCTACAGAGTTATCTGCTAACTGAGCATTACCTACAGCATCCGCAGCTATTTCAGAACTACCTACTGCACCATCTTGTATCTGTGCTGATCCTACAGCATTAGCTGCTATCTCAGAAGAGCCAACAGCACTGTCTGCTATCTGTGCTGAACCAACTGCATTTGCAGCTATCTCAGAACTCCCTACAGCACTATCAGCTATCTGTGCAGAACCTACAGCGTTAGCTGCAATTTCTGATGAGCCTACTGCACTATCAGCTATTTGAGCTGAACCTACAGCATTAGCTGCTATCTCAGATGGACCTACAGCTCCGTCTGCAATTTGAGCAGACCCTACAGCATTACCAGCTATCTTTGATGCTGTTACTGCATTGTTTGCTATCTGTGTTTCACCGACTGCACTTGCTGCTATTTCAGATGATCCTACAGCATTATCTTTTATTTGCACTGAACCTACAGAATCAGCTTGTAACTCTGAAGATCCTATTGAATTATCTGCAATATGTGCTGAATTAACTGCATTAGCTACAATCTTAGAAGATGTAATACTATTATCTTTTATATCTTGAGCAGTTATTGTTTGATCTTTTTCTTCAGCAATAGCATATAATGCTTGCTTTTGATTATTATTTAAGTCATTTGCCTTAACTGATGCACCTGCAGTAAATGTTGCTTGAGGATCATAATCTCCTGCAACAGTAGTTATATCTGTGTCACGGTATATCCGCATAGTTTGCGAACTTGTAGGTATATTACCTGCTGTAAATACTACATTACCGCCTCCAGTAGTGGTATAACTAGTTATATTATAATGTGTAGTAGCTGTCTTTACTACACCATCTACTTCTACTTTTACATCAGTTTCAGCTAAAGATGGGAATGAGAAAGCCTTCGATGCGACTCCATCCCCATCGTAATCTACGAATGTTAGTGCCATAATTTATTTTGGTTGCATGTTAAGGATGGAGTAGGGATTTGAAGACTGTATCTTCTGCCTTCTGGCAATTCTTGTTTGCCTCTGTTCTGCTATTAATGGAGCTATTAATGGATGAGATTTTATTGTAGCCCAAGCTTTACCTTCTGCTTTTCGGAATGCTTTAGCTAGTATTCTATTATGATAATAGTCCTTATTTTCATATTGTGTTCTTTTGCCTGATTCTATATCTTTGGCTCTTTCTGCTAATGAAGCTAGCATTTTAGGATTCTTAGCAAATCCATTTAAAATAGCGTCTAAGCCTTGAGTACCCATAGCGTCAGAAAACATAGATCTTATTCTAGGTTCTTTAGTTAAATCAGTACCATCTGGAGCAAAGTAAGTACTTGTTCTCATATCGAATCCACTATTAAATAAGAATTTACGACCTGGAGTATAGTCTAAATTAAAACTTACTGGGAATAATTCATTCCATAATCTAGTCATGAAATCCCAATCTTTAATAGGACGTCCATTTAGAAAATCTTTTTTAACAGCAAGTCTCATACCAGCAGGTAAAAGATATTCACTGATTTGGTTTCTATTTCTTATAGCATCTGCTATACCAGAAGATAATTCTTTTTGATGTGGATTTAATACTTTACCTAAAGAGTTTCTAAGACCAGCCATAGGGACTTGGTTATTCATTAATCCTGAAACTATTCTAGAAGCTTGTCCAGGACGAGCACCTACTAAATCAACAAACGATTGTAATCCGGCAAGATAAGACTTATTAACTGTAGCTTGAGCTAATAATAGACCCATTTTCAATAGATTATCTTGTGTCCATTCATCACCCATTAACTGACTAGCATCACCTACATCAGCTACTGCAGCAATTGTTTGAGCAAAAGGTTCGAAGGAATCATATGATACCCATACATCTCCTAGTTTAATTTGCCGTGGTCTCCAGCCAGCATCTATCCAGACTTGTCTTTGTTGTCTATCAATAGGACCATTACCTGTAATATTACCATTCATCCATTGCCAAGCTGTCATTGATATAAGAGAAGTACCCATAGCTAATCTACCTGTCTGTAATGCCTTAGCATTAGCAAGTTCTGCAGCATTAGTTATACCATATTGTACTACATCTTCTAGGTTCTCAGGAGTAGCTCGTGCTATGTGATTCCATTCTTCTACTAAAAAGTTAAACCCAGGCGTATGTTTAGCAGTTAATTCTAAACCATTTACACCAGTTCTAGCAAAGTAAAAGAAAGGTTTCATTAAAGGATGAGCATTAAATACTTTGTTTAATGAACCTGCCATACCTTTTAACTCTTTGGTAAGAGTCACTTCTCTGGCTGCGAACTTGGTCGCTTCATCTTTTAAACTACCATCAGCATTAAATACTTGACCATAGAAATCATTTTCATAATTCCTTATTAGATCTGGTGTTATCTCTCTATAAGCTGTTAAGATACCTTTATCTTGAGCTTCTAAAGCAGAACGAAGAGCTTTTTCTCTCATTTTAGCTCTGCCTAATATATGTCTAAAGGAGTCATCAGTAGCTGCCATAAGCTTAGTAGAGTATGAAAGGAAACTATTATTGTTCCAAGCTCTAGCTTGATTAGCCATCTTAAACCAAATCTTATCTCCCCAAGAAGCTCTATCACTTTCAGCCCAGCGTCTTATAATCTCCCAATTATCATCACTCCTTGTATATTCTGCAAATCTAGTCTTAATAGTCGAAACTTCACCACTCCAATATGAGTTTAGTTTGGTTTTAAATATCTCAAAGCTTTCTGGAATTGCTTCCATCATAGCATTTAGTGATGCTAAACCTCCTCTAATTGTAGCAGCATCTCCAGTAAAAGGATACTGAGCTGTACCACCTATTACCGTAGCAACAGGTCGTAAGAATGTAGCAGTACTTGTACCCATCATAGCTCTTATCGGAGTCTTGGGACCACTTAATATACTGTGGATTGCCATCTCTTCTAATCCTCGGACTAAGGCACCTATCTGTGGCTTACCTTCTATTTCTCCCCCTTTGATCATCTTTCTAGCCCATTTGTCAAAATCATCTAGGCTATTAACAGTTTTCATTGAGGAGAAAGCTTCAAACAAAGCCATCAAAAGTTCTTCACCTTCTTCATCCTTAGCTATTCGTAGTATAGACTGTATCGATTCTCTAGTATCTACCATTTCTTTAGCTAGAGTTTTCTCCATATAAGCTCTCTTCCCTCCTTTCAACTGTCTAAATGCATCTGATATAGTTATTCTAGCTCTCTTAGTTTCTGTAAGAGCTGTTAATAAAGTATCTAGTATTTGATCTAAGGGACCATCTACACTTTTTAGATCAGCGAATCCTGCTAATTCTCTTGCACCTATACCTCTAGATTGTATTTCTTGTAATAATGTACCAACAACTAAGTCAGCAGCAACTACATTTCTAGTAGTAATAGTAGCTATTTCTTCTGGAGTACCTTTATCATAAACATTAAATGATTCAAATAGTTCAGATAAATACTCTTCAGCATCCATATCTGCAGGATTTCTTCCATTAGTTATGCGTTGATGCATTGCTACTGAATCACCAAACCATTCAACTAGTTTCTTTCTACTACCTTTAGTTTCTTCTATAATCCTGCTATACTTTTCATTAGATAATAATTTTTTCAAAACATCATCTATCACTTCAGGTTCTAAGTTACCTTCTTTAGCTATCCTCTCCTTTTGCATTGGAGTAGTTACACTACCAGCATCACCATCTTCAGCACCCCATTGAGTTCTAATCTTCTTTTGATTTTCCCATACAATAAAAGGATCTTCTTCTGATAGATGAGCACCTTGATGTGGATCAGCTACTGGTCTGTTTTTATCAGCACGGAATTCATCACTTCTTAACTGTTCTAATCCTGCTTTTAACTGTTGAGATTTGATAGATTCATTTCTTTTAAATATCCTATTTCTTACAGGTTTGCTTCCTTTACCGATTGCCATTAGAGCACCATCAAATATAACACCAATACCCATTCCTTCAACAACGTTTTTAAATTTCATCATTACAGGATGGTCAGTATCTTTAGTACTTAATGGTGTATCCATAAGACCATATCTATCTCTTAATGATCCTAATGCATTATGAGCATCTGATTCTTTAGATATAATATCAGATACAGCACCTATACCAGCAGCTCTTAATAAGCTATATCCAGCCATACCAGATAACCATACAGGTGCTGTAACTCCTAAAGCCTTAGCAGTAAGAATAGTACCTACAGCTAAAGTAGCGAAATGTACTGTACCTCTAGCTAGTTGTCCCCACCAAGTCTTAGTAATAATAGGATTCTCAGGATTAACAAGAGGAGTCCATTCAGGTTGATACCCTCCTGGCTCCTGCCTTTCCTTTAGCATTTGACCTGAAAGTGCATCATAGGTGCGTTCAGGAAATTGTGTAACTGATTCCCATGTATCTCTTAAGCCACCAGATAGGATAGATTGTCCTTCTTTAGCAAGCCCTTTAACTCCCCAATCATCTTCTGATCTAGGATCATTTGTAGGTAATCCTTGCTGATCTTGTGCTGCAATAGCTGCTCTTCTATTCTCTTGATACTCATCTTCAGCTATAATATCAGACATTCCAGCAAGGGTATTTTCTATCTCTTGAACCCCTTCTGGATTAATCTGAATATTTTGTTGTAATTCTTCATCCATTAGATGTTCATCCCCATTTGTCTGGATCTTTGTTCTATACGTTCGTTTAATTTTTCAACAATAGCAGGTGAAAGCAATTCTACATCATGCCATGGTGACTCTACAAAATCTACATAGACAGGTGCTCCTTGATCGTACCCTTCTGGTGCCTCCTGGAACTCTGATGTTTTAATAGTACCTTTATTCATTATCTCTAAGAATTTCTCTTGTATTTTTTTATTATGTCTAGATAATCTAGGAAAATCTATAGTAGATAATTGGTTTTTCGTATTGGCTACGTACTTCATTCTTTCAAACATCAGTTCTTCTTGGAATGATTGATCAAATAATTGAGTGTTTGAATCATTATCCATATTTGCTAAGAGTGGTTCTATCTCTTGTAATTTCATTCCAAATATACCTATACCGCCAATAGGTTGTTGTTGTAATACTATTGCTAATTCACTTAAAGTATGCTGTTCTAGAGGTTTATCAAGTTTTATTTGCTTACCTCTATTATCTACAATGTAATTATATCCAGTAGTTTTAACTGCTTTTCTATTTTTTAAAGTTTCAAATATAAAATTTATATCTTTAGAGTTTACAGCATATTGCATTACACTGTTACCTAAAGGGCAGAAATCAAGATTTTTCCTAGCTTCTATTGTCTGTTCTACAGTCCAGGCAGCTCCATCAACACCACCGCTTTCTATAAAAGCTTGATCTCTTTTCTCTATTTCATTTAAGTTTTCTTCTACATTTGACTTGAGCATACCTAATGATTTTTTACTAAACCAAGGTTCACTCTCAACATTAAATGGTACAAGTACTTCCTGACCTTTATCATTTATTGTAGTATAACTATAAGCTTCAGCAAACGCTGCTTTCATCTCATCAGTATACTCCATCTCTATAAATTTATCCATCCTAATAAGCATAAACTGCTCACCATTTAGATTACCATAAAGTTTAGCTAGTTGTCTATATAGAGGAGGCAGTTGACCTGTTTGAGAGTAGTAATTTAATGCTTCTATTTCTCCAGGATAAGGTTCATTTCGATTTAAGAAATCAAGTTTATTTGGTGTTTGTGTGTATTGCTCTTTTGCTAATCTAAGATTATTTTGAACTAGTTCTTTATCTTCTTTATTTTCTAACCTTTTAGTTGGTGTGGTTTTTTGAAACTCTCCGGCTTCTAATGCTTTTATAGTTTCGTCCCATGCTTTTTGTTTAGCACCATCTGGATCAATATCATAGTAATGTGCATACCTAGCTTTATAATATTTCTCTAGATTTATTCTTATTTGTCTTGCCTTACTTTTAGGTACCTCATTATCCTCTATGTATTGTTTTATTACTGAAGGGAATCCATCTGTTGTATTAAAAGCATCATCTATTATTGCATTGTTATTAACTGCTTGGTCCTTAGATATTTTGTTATCTTTTAAAAGACCTGGGTTATTTAATTCTCCTTGTAATCTTTCTACTGCTAACCAGTCCCCTCTTAATTTAGCATCTGCTATCATACTTAAAGTAGTAGCATCTTCTTGCTGTTCCAGATAAGGTAATGCATTAAGTATCTTAGTTATTTCAGGACTATGCATCCCTAGATTTTGTACAAAAAGTGTACCTGTAGGACTAGTTTGAAAGTATGGATCATTTCTAGCTTCTGGTAAAACCCGTTTCATTATCTCTGTTATATCTTCTAACTTAGGAGTTCTACCATCATTCTCTGTTTGCCATGATGCTATAGCATCTCGCATTTTTCCAAGATATTTATTTTGAAAATAATTACTAAATTTTACACCTTCTAATGCTAATTCACCTTTAGCATTCTGCAGCATTCGATCAATTTTTCTGAAAATTTTAGGACTTAATTTCTCTAAAGATACTCTTTCTTTACTACCTTTATGGTAATATAGTCCACCTAATATTCTAGTAAAATCTTCAGCCTTAAGTGCACCAGATTCATATGCTTTCTCCAGATTTGCTATTATTTCATCTTCAGCATAATTAACATCAAATGCTCCTTGAAGTCTAAATAATGCACCGTCTGTACCTTTTAACTGAGAAGTACCTGCTAAATAACTTTCGAAGTCACCACCTGTAATTCCTAAAATAAAATCTTCTAGTTCTTTAGATTCGTGAGCTTTATTTATTCTAGCTCTAGCTTCTAATCCTTCTTGCATCCTCTCTACTTCACGAGTCTTACTAATCTCTGGATAGTATTGACCCTGTAATACAGAATAAGGTATTTTATGACCACCTAGATTATGGAATATTTCTGAGTAAAGTTCATCTTTTAATCTTTCAGCTATTGAACTACCATCTTCAGCAGTTAATCGGTTTTCAACAGCTTGTTCTAATGTTACTAAACCGTTCTTTTCACTATATCCTTCTACAAAAAATTCTTCATGCCTCAATTGGTTCATGAGAGTTTTTGTAGTTTCAAGCAATGTTTTAGCATCCTTACTAAATGCAGCTTCAGCTACTTTCAATTGATCGTCTAGCTGGAGATCATGCTTCTCCCAACTATCAGGAAGAGTATCTATTTCTCCTTTAATTGCTTGATTAAGTTTATTATATTCTATTGCATCAGTATAGTTTTTATCAGAAACTTGAAGGTTTATATCCCAAGGAGGGAGGCTACTAGTTTCTGAATCATAAGCTCCTATATTAAAATTAGTAAGATTATACTTTTCAGAAATATTAGCTCTTCTAATTCCTTCATCCCCCTCTTGCATCTTTGCTATATTCTCTCTTTTTATCTTTCTTTTTTCTTTTTCATCTGCTGCTTCAGCAAGTGAACCCATTCCTGAAAGTAATGAAGCAATTCCGCCTATAACAGTTTTTCTATTTTTGTCTTCTCTTCCTCTTATAGCAATCTGTCTAGCATGTCCTTCAACAAATGCTCTGTAGGCTTGATCTGCAGAAGCCTTATCTATATCTGCAGCGTTGTTTTTCGCATAGTTAAACTGTGAAATATCAGGGAGTTTAGATGTAGCGCTTATTAAATCTTTTAATGTTGTCATGCTAACCTCCTAAGAATTTACCAAAACTTGCTAGCATATTATTTTTACTGCTAGCCATTTGTCCTATACTTTTATCTAACCCTGCTCCGAATTCCATGCCTGATCCAACTGCACCTAGGACATCTCCTAAGCCTACTTTTGGTGGTGTATATATTGCTTCATGATAAGCAGGTGCTATACCAGGATATTTCTTTTGTTGTCTAAATTGTTCTTTTGCACCTTCTGATAGTATAGCTGCTTTAACATCTTCGTTTCTTATTTTCTGTTCCATATCAGATCGCTTGGCAAGATAAGCATATACATTGGTTGATTTACCAAACCCTCTAGCTCTAGTACCTCCACCTTTTAAATCTGCAACTTTCTGTTTCCCGAATCTTTCTCTTTCAAGTGTTACTATATCTCTCCTTGTTTTACCAATACTATTTAGTCTATTGTGATCTATTTGTCCCTTTGTTTTAGAATATCCTAAATGTCTTCCTGCTTCATTAATTTTTAAAGCAGCTAGACTGTTATCATGTTTGTTTTTACCTATATGCCATTCAGTGATATTCCTATTGTGTTGTGCTTTCCAAGCTGAGTCATCACCTTTCCCTAATCCGAAAAGATTGGAGGCGATACTGAGACCTGTGCCTATTGCAGCGAATGGGATTGCCATTTTGCGAATTCGATAAATGATATGTTATTAGGTCCGTAAAAATTTCTACGAAAAAATTTGAACCCTAAGAATTTAAGTAATTTCAAGTGTGCTGTGTTACGTTCATCTACTATATTATACAAGATTGGTTCTTGTCTACTATCTATATACCTTTTAGCTTCTCTAGCAAAGGTAAGTGGATAGTCATTTATAGCAGGTGTGCACAACATCCATATTGCACCAGGAGGATCTACCCCTGCCATGCCAGCAGTCTTGCCGTTAGGCACCTCAAAATACACGCATTCGAGGTTGTGAGCTGCGTAGACTAGCCTTTCCATAGGATCTAGCCCAAGCCCCTCTTCGACCTCTCTGCGGTCTTCTGGGCGTAGATTAGAGGCTACCTCGATAGCAGCCTCTAGTGTAACAGGATGGATGTATTTAGACACGTTTGTAATACTTAGGTGAAAAGTCACCTTCCCATGACATTGATATCAAGGTAGCAGGTGATGGGTGAGTTGATTTAAGTGTTATTCCTACATTTGTATTCTTTTCATATATTGGAATTGTTTTCTGAGCTTCTAATAAGTAAGGAGCATCTGATACATTATACTTACTTAATACTGTAGATTCATATACTTGTGTATAAGGTAGTTTATTAATTCTATGTAAAGTTGTTTCATATAAACCTATTTTACCAAAGTTAAATATAGCTCTATGTATAACTAAAGATGAAGTAACATCTGAACTAAAACTTTCTCCACTTTGTTTCTGTACATAAATAGTAGGTAATTCTACTTGGAAATCATATAGATATCCTATGTGTAAGGATGTGATTAACTTTCTAATTTTATGTGTACCACTACCTTGACTAGTTATATTAACAGCTACACCAGCAGTCGCATTACTTGCACTAGAAGCTAATGCTATATTATTAATAGATGCATCAATAACATAGTAAGTAGTACCATCAACAAGTCCCCCTGGGGTACTAGTTCCTGCTATAAATTTCACAGGATCACCTACTCCTAGACCATGATCTGTAGATCCAGTAGTTAATGTTATCTGTTCATTACTAGCATTAACAGCAGTATGTGCAAAGCTAAGTTCATGACTATATTCCCAGTTTCCAGGTACTGTAAAGTTTGCACCAGCTAAAGTACATTCAGCATATCTACCTACTCTTGTATCGTTACCATCTGTATCTACTAGAACAAGAGCACCATTAGGTGTAGTTACATCAGATACCCATGCAGTCTGCCCAGTAAAAGTAGTGATTTTTGTTGCAGCATTATACGAACCATTACTTACAGTAGTATAATTATCTAGGTGTATTAGAAAGTTATTAGTTATATCGTCTGAAGTATCTGTTGTACCTCTATCATCTACATCATCAATACTTGGATCATCAGATGCTTGAACTAGATTTACACTCTGTAGAAAATCATCTGTATCTAAATAGAAGTATTGATCATTAATAATAAAATGATATTTAATTGGGTTATTAAACTTCCATTTAATCCAAGAAGATTGCTGACGTTTATCTCCAATGTTTACATACTTATATCCAATAACAGTATCCGAGTCAGTCTTACCTAAGAACATTAACCCATTCTCTCTCGAGTTAGTTATTAAATCAATTTCTTTCTCTAATAAATTTTTTATAATTTTACTAACATCAATTACAGTAGGCTCTCCTTCTCTTCTTAAGTTTACCATCTCATTGAAACGGCTGAACTTTCCTGAGTTATCTATGAATCCTATAGTAGTCCCTAAATGTAGCGGAGGTATATCTGTATTACAATTATAAACAGAGACACTCTTAACTTTAGCTGTATCAGGATTTAATATAGTATCATCAGCTGTAAATAAGAATTGATGATTGCTACTGAATGCTAGTAATCCTATATTAGTTTCCACTCCTTGAAATAAATCAGATGGAAAAGTAGAGCTACTAGCTATATCTATTGGATCTTTTGCACTAGTTGCTAGAGCAGACTCTTTAAAGAAATTTGGTTTATCTGCACTACCTGGTTGAGAAGATATAATGTAATGCTGAGAAAAGAAAACAATTCTATTTCTAAAGAATAGTACTTGATTAATAGGTGCTTCTACAAATCTAGGCATTGGATTAGTGGTATCATCTCCTACTAATCTATCTTCATAGTCAAACTGTTTAACAGTAAAAGTAGCTACTTCAGATGAAGTACCACCATTCGCTATACTTGTTCTTTGTATAACATGAGGCATTGTAGCATCATTAAACCCTAAAGATATACCAGGAGCAGGACACTCTTCCCAAGAACCTGTACCATCTCTACCATTATCACCTACAAATTTAAGGTAATAATCATCTTCTTGACTTTCTCTAGAGTTTGTAACTTTGACTATATATCCATTCTTACATTGTATAGGTAAATCAGATATGTCATTAACACTATCCTGCATTACCCTCATTAAGTCTTTCCCTACCGTCTCTACACTAAATGATGATGACTTAGTTAGATATAAACCAGTACCTATAATTGTAGCTGTTACACCAGTACTAGTTAATTCTGATATTATACCACCTAAGATTGTATCTGAAGTAACAGCAGTCTGAGCATCAAAGGGTGTTGGCTCAGGTCTTACTGCTTTTATATCAGCTTTAACAGTAGCAGCTTCATGCTTATCTATAGTTACATCATAATAATATGTAGTCTGTGCTGTAGTTAGATTAACTCTTACAACATCACCAGTTTCCCAACCTTCTCCTCCATGTAGTAGTTCAATTCGTCTACTATATGAACACCGGAAACCTCCTGCATCAGATACATCGTCATCTTGGTTACTATTACCTTGCTGTCCTACTGTAGTTAACCTGAATATTAAGTTATCTTTACCAGTTGTAATCGTAGTACCAGAAACATTTTTAACATGAGTTATATCAGATCCATAAGAAGATGCAGCAGATACAGCAAATACTTGAGTACCTATACCTGGACAGTGACCAGTACCATCACCTTCTGCTAAGTCATCAGCAGTGATCTTAACTCTGGTAGCTCTATTTATAGTTACACCAGCTGTATTGTTACTATATACATTCAGTCCATACTGTCTTCCATTTTGAGTTCTAAGTAAATCAACAAAAGCAAAGTACTGATCAGGTCTAGCAGCTGTAGTACCTGTAACTGCTACTACTTGTGATCTATTTGTAACGAATGTAGTATCGTTAAGAGTTAAGTATTGTAGATTTTCAGGATCAGTTGTAGCTAAATAAGCTTTAACTGCAGTTGCTCCACCAGTACCATAAGTTACTGTCTGTTCAGCACCTGGATTATTTCCTTCAGCTTTCCATATTCGTACATTACCATCATCATTTATCTGTCCTATATAACTACCTTCTTCCTCACTTCTATGGTAATGAAAAAAGGAGCCATGTTTATTAGTAGCATGACTAGCATCGTAGTAAACATTAGCCAGCTTAGATGTACCTACTCTTTTAGAACCAGGTCTTTTATATAAGCCATGTATTAAATCAGGTATAGCATTCACAACATCTTTCACTTGACCTGGTTTCTTCAACTGATCTGGTTGTTGAGATATACCACCAGTATAGCTTGCGATAGATTGTTTAATACTTGCCATTATCTTCTAAGATTCCTCCATGGTTGATAAGTAGTATAAGATGAATCTTCTGGGAATCCAAACATAGTTGTATTACCTTGGTTACATTCATACTCTAAACAAGCAGCTCTAGCTAAAGCTTCCTGTTGAGATAACATTTTTACTAATTGTGGATTAGCTACTAATTGTGTAGCAGCCATCCTTGAAGCTCTATAAGTTATATATCTTTTAAATACAACAGGTAGATCTTCATAAGAGTAAGCTCTTATAACATCTAAATTGATTTCAGTATGATCAGACCAATCATCAGTATGATCATATTTATCATATAAGTATCCTCCTCTTTTAACTACATCATATGATCTCTTTCTCCAACCTTCTGTTACATCCATTTTAAGTATATCATTACCGATATCTATTTTACCAGTTGTAGAATCAGGTGTGTATGTTACATGCTTTTCTGTATTGAAGTGCCAGCCTTCTGCCTGTACATCAATATTAGCATCTCTTAATAAATTATATATAAATGATATCTCTGGATTATCATAAGTACTGATTCCACTTACAGTGCTTACAGTACCTAATGTTGTTACTGGTGATTGTCCGATAGCTCCCAGTATAGCATTCACAGCGGATAGTTCGGTATCGGTGTCAGTTGTCGTGGCAGCCATAGGTTAATAATAAATAAAAGGGAGCCCGAAGACTCCCTGTATGTTGGTTAAAATTATAAGCTTAGGTGAATGAAGCGTTAGAAACAGCAGTGTTGTTCCAGTTAGCGGATACGTCAACTCCGGCTACTAATTCAACAGCAGCAGCAGGATTTAAGAAATCTGCTCCCATTGCTAAACGTCCGAGAATAACATCTCCTTGGTATACCACTGATACGTCTCCAGAAGTAACTTGAACTTGAGGTCCAATTGCTTCTACAACACCTGCAGCTTCCTTCTGGAAGATAAGTCCACAGGATCCTCCGAACTTGGCAGCAGTACCGTAGTTGTTAACGGTCTTCTGTCCAGATGGAGTTGTTGCAGCAT